AACGGTTACCTGGCAGCGCAACGCGCCGCCCGCAGAAATGAGGTGAAACAATAATGGGTGAGCGCATTTTAGAGCAGGATACCTGTGTACTGGCCGCTGTAGAAACTGTCTATGGCACTGACAAGGCACCAACCGCTGCCGCAAATGCCATGCGGGTGAAAGCCGATATGACACTGCTTGACGGTGATCAGGAAGCGATGGAATTCGATGCTGGTCGTGGCGGCAGTAAAGGCTCCATCCAGCGCAACAAGAAAATCTCCGGCACGTTAACCGGTTATGTGGCAGGCGTGTCTGCTGCAGGCACAGCGCCGGCTATTGCCCCACTGCTGCAAGCGGCAGGCTTAAAACCAACAGTGACCCCGACCACGAAAGTCACTTATAAGCCGGTGTCATCGAATCATGACAGCGTCACGCTGCATGTGTTTCGCGGCAAAGTGAAGCATCCATGTGTGGGTGCGCGCTGCAACCTGGAAGTAAGCCTGGGTACCGACGCACTACCAAAATTCACGTTCAACAACTTGATGGGGTTGTATGTCAACCCGGCACAGGTTGCTGACTTCCAAAACTGTGACTTTACCCAGTTCAAAAACCCGCTGGTCACTGACCCCGTCAGCATCACCAAAATGCAGCTGTTTGGGCAGGAAGTGAACATGGCCCAGCTGACGTTCCGCCTTGGTAACACAGTGACCTACCGGTCAGTGACCAACGACGAAAGCGTGCAAATCACCAGCCGGCGGCCGCAGGTTGAAATCGTGTTTGAAGAGCCGTTACTGAACGACTTCAACTGGTGGAACAAGCTGAGCACCTTTGGCGCCATGGCTTACCAGTTAGGTGAAGACGTGACAGACATCGGCCGCATCTTCGAGCTGCTGGTGCCGAACCTGCAGCTGAACAGCATCGCGCCAACCATTATCGACGGCATCAGCCATCTGCGCTGTGTGCTCGATGTGGTACCGACGGCGCGGGACAACGATTTTGAAATGATTTTCCGGTAACCGAATAAACCCCAAGCAGCGCCAGGGATGAAAGTAAGGCAAGGATGCCTCCCTTTTAATTCAGGAGTAAGACCGTGTTTCAAATTAACGCCTTAGCAAAAAACGTTTTCAAAGCCGCAGTATGTGCCGTGATCCCAACCGACCAAATTGATGAAGACGGTCAAACCATTCCGGCTAAAGCCCACTTTATTGCCACTTTCCAGTCTGTCTCAGAAGCCGAAAGCGAAGCCCTGGTCAATCAGCTCAATACCGTTGATGAAACCGATTTAGCACGGGTCAGTAAATTGCTGAAAGAACAAACCCGCGCTGTTTTCATCGGCTTTGAGAAGCACCCGAAACATCCGTTCCCGTTCAAGAATGGTGATGCAGATGTGCCATCGACCCCGGAAAACATCGCAATTTTGCTGAACAGCAAAGAAGTCGCAGAGGCTGTGCGCAAAGCCTACAACGAAGCCCGCGCTGGTGGAGTTGCTGACAAAAATTTGAAGAAATAGCCCATTGGTGGGTTTCGGGAGGCAGCGCCAGCCCTAAGCGCCTGGCTGAATCGCTGGAAGCGGCCGGTGCACCTCCCGAAGTTGTGCAGATGTATGCAGCACAAAAAGCCCAGGCACCGGACATTCAACCCTGCAATCAATACATCGTGGAGTTGTTTTTCCGGGTGCAAACCCAGTGGGTGTATGCCGGCATGGCAGGTGCCAGAGTTGGCCTGAACTACCCGGCAATTGAAGTAAGAGCGAATCAGATGCCCGGTTATCAGGGCTTAGCGGTCGAACTAAAAGACCGGGTCTGGAACGGCCTGCAGGTTATCGAAAAGACAGTACTGAATTACCAGGCAGAGCAAAACAGGAGTTAATGCCATTTATGAATAACAACGATATGAACATTGCCATCCGCTTTGCCGTTGCCGGTGGTCAGGTCGTTGTCAAAGACATCAATGGCATTACTCAAAGCACAACAACGGCTACCAAGTCGTTAAAGCAGCTCGATACCGCTGGCAACGAATCTGCCAAGGGGCTGAGCAAAGCTGCTAATAGCAGCAAACAGCTCAGCACCGCTTTGCAGGAGAACGAAAGTACTGCGGTAAGCCTTGCCGGTAGCTTGCGCTCAATGGTTGGAGTGACTGCTGCTCTTTATGCTGCTTTTGAAACATTCAATGCAGTGAAAGGCTTTGCCACTGTTGCGTCAGAATTCGATGGCCTACAGCAACGTATTAAAACGGCAACCCGCGAAACCCATGACTACAACCAGGTGTCGGCTGAAATGTTCGACATCTCACAGAAAAACGGGGTAGCACTCAGCGCATCTGTTGATTTGTTCCAGCGCATGGCAACCAGCCGTAAAGACCTCAAAGCAACCAATGCCGAAATGCTGGGCCTGACCGATGCTGTCCAAATGCTGGGTGTTATTGGTGGGTCGTCCATGCAAGCGATGGATAACGGCTTAATGCAGCTTAGCCAGGGCTTATCAGGCGGCATACTTCGGGCTGAAGAGTGGAATTCTATTCTGGAGAATATCCCAGAGCTGGCATCACGAATTGGCCGGGGCATGGACGATATTGGCAAATCAACAAAAGAACTGGGGTTTGGCGAAATGCGCGCCCTGGTACTGGAAGGTAAGCTGCTATCGGAAGATGTACTGAAGTCGATTTTAGTACAACTGCCTGAGATCCGGGCTCAGTTCGGCGAGCTGCCTGTCAATCTGGCTCGGGCTAATGTCATGGTCGAAAACAGTTTTGCTGCAACTGTGGCGCATCTAGATAAAACTCTTGAGTTGTCCAAGGCATGGGCTGAATCCTTAGTAAGCGTGTCGCAGATCCTTGATAGTTTTAGAACTGGAAGTATTGAGGAACTAAGTCCAAATCTTCAGGCTTCGATAAAAACAGCTGAGCTGCTGGCTTATGCGATCGGCGTTGTTGGTGTCGCAGCCTTTGCTGGGTTTGCAAAGAAACAAGCTTTAGTGCTGATTGAAATGCTGTTGGTCAACACAGCAGCCGTTACACAGGTTTCAGCACTTGGCCTGGTAACAACCACGGCAGGCACTGCAACAGTGGCATCTAACGCACTGGCCATTGCACAACGTGCATTATTAGGCCCAATCGGTTTAGTCATCGGCATTGCCGGGGTTTTAACTGGTGCATGGTTTGCTTATGAAGAGGCCGCAGAAAAAGCCAAAGTGAAGAGTGATGAATTGACAGCATCATTCGAGCGTATGAGCGCCAAACGTAAGGCTGGCTTATATCAAGATACTGTTGCAGAACTGCAGCAGGTTGCCGCACAAGTAGCAGAAGTTGAAGCAAAACTAAAAGCTACCAGAAATAGGCCAGTCTTTGGTGCGGGTACAGTTGGTGCTTCAATGCCAATCGCTGACACACAGCAGCTGGAAGCACTAAAAAAACAGCAAGAAGAATTGAAAAGTCGCGCAGCTGAACTCAACGCTGTTATCGAGGGGCTGAATAAGAATTTTAACGCCGGTTTACCAGGTCTCGATGCGTATAGCTCCAAACTTGTTGATAACTCGGCAAGCACCAATAAATTAGCAGACGAAATGCTTAAGCTATACAACACCCAAATGTTGTCAGCTCAGGCTATCGACGCTCAAGGCCGTGCCTTAACCGGCGTAGACCTCGATTTATTCAAAGCCCAGTTTATTGAAGCTACAACACTGCCGGCCAATGCGGCTGCTGCCATCAAAAAATTTGCTGAAGAGGCAAAAACCGCCACGGCAAACCTCAATGCTGATACGTACCTGCAGCAGCTGCGCGAAGAATTAAAACTGCTGGATTTACGGCTTCGTCGCGGCCAGCAATCAGCCGACCTGCAAAAGAAACTGCAGCAGTTTACCGGTGCCAATCCTGCGGCCCTCGCGGCCCTGCAGCGTGAACTGCAGCTGATTGAAAAGAAACAAGCACTGGTCACAGACAAAGAAACCCTCGACAGCCTGAAAAAAGAGACTGAGCTTTTGCAAATTCGCCTGGCAAAAGGTGAAAAGGAATATGAAGTACAAAAAGCGCTGTATCAGCTCAAAGGGGGTGATCCGGCCGTTATTGCCGAGATTGAAAATCAAATCCGTGTTCAGCAAAAACTCAAAGACCAAATTGAGCTGACAGAGCAAATCAGCAGTGGCGCTTTTGACAAGATGCTGGATGACATGACTGCCATGAACGGCATCGCCACCAACATTGGCGATGTACTGGTGCAGGCGTTCGGCTCAGTGGCGCAGCAGCTGGATGCGATGACCGAAAGCCAGCTGCAGTACAACGAAAAAGTAAAAGAACTGGCGGGCGAAAAGGCCAAGTTAAACATTCTTGATAAAAACAGTGCTGTATATGCCAAGGGCAAAGCAGCCGTTGACGAGAAAGAAGCCAAGCTTAAAAACGACTACTACCAAAGCCAGATGGGGCATTTTGCCTCACTGACCGGCGCGGCCAGCAAGATGTTTAGTGAGCAGTCCAAAGGCCGCCAGGTACTGCATAAGCTGGAAGTTACTTTTGCAGCGATTGAAACAGCGTTGGCACTGAAAAAAGCGGCAGCCAATGCGCTGACCGCAATTACGAACCAGGGCGGCGGCGACCCATATTCTGCCTTTGCCCGGATTGCGGCCATGGCCGCATTAATGGCTGGCCTTGGTGTGTTCAGCGGCTCTGCCGGTGGCGGCGGTGTCAGCGCAGAAGACCGGCAGAAATCCCAGGGCACCGGCACAGTCCTTGGTGATGACAGCGCCAAATCTGAATCAATTGCTAATGCGCTTGGCCGTATCGAGGATTTGGAGCTGGACCAATACGCAGAGCTGCGCTCGATTAACGGCAGTATCCGCGAACTCTCTGCCGGCATCAAAAATCTGGCCGTCAACCTTGTGGCCAGTTATGGCAAGTTCAACGAATCCAGTTACCCAGGCGAACTCGGCAAAGAATATAACCTGCAGCTTGGCAGCGGCTTGGCCTCTGTCGTTGGCGGCGGTGTGATTGGTTTGGTGGCAGATAAACTGCTGGGAGGCTTGGTTGGTGGTCTCACCAACAAACTGCTCGGTGGCCTCTTTGGCAGCAAAAAGACGGAGCTGGTCGACAGCGGCCTGAGCTTTGCGGCACAGGAACTGGGCGACATCATCAGCAGCGGTTTAATGAATGCGACCGTCTACGACGTCATTAAAACCACCAAAAAGAAACTATTTGGCCTCAGTAAATCTACTTCGGAAAGCACCGAATATCGCGCCATTGATAACGCGCTGCGGGCAGAGTTCAGTCGCATTTTCAGTCATATGGGTAAATCCGTGACTGAAGCGGTCAACCTGTTGGGTTTAGAAACTAACAAAACGCTGGAATCCTTTGTCATCAACCTGCCGGCGCTGTCGTTTAAAGACCTCAAAGGCGATGAAATCGAGAAAGAGCTGCAGGCGATGTTCTCGCAGCAAGGCGATTTAATGGTCCAGTACCTGGTGCCTGGCATAGCCGAGTTCCAGCAAATCGGCGAAGGCCTGTATGACACCCTTATCCGGGTTGCCCAGGAACAAGCTGTGTTTAATTCTGCCCTGGACAATCTGGGGCTGCAGTTAAGCCGCTTTGCCGGCGTGACCAAAGCCATTGAGCTGGAAGTGGCCCAAAGCATCATTGAACTGATGGGCGGCATCGAGCAATTCCAATCAGCTACGGCGGACTATTTTGCTGAGTTTTACTCTGAACAAGAGCAGCTGGCCGCTATTACTAAATCCGCAACTGCGCAGTTCGCAAGCCTTGGTGTGGCAATGCCACAAAGCCGAGATGGTTTTAAAGCGCTGGTCGATAGCCTCGATTTAACGACCGACGCTGGACAGCGCATGTTTGCTGCATTGATGGCGCTGGTACCGGCAATGGACCAGTACTATGACCAGCAAGAGCGCAAAGCACGGGAGCTGGCCAGCTTCAACAAATCCATCGGCGACGAGTTGGCCAAACTCGATATGACCGACCTGCAAAAGAGCTTGTTTGATTTAAAAGCCTGGTATGACGCGCAAATTAAAGAAGCGGCCGAACTCGGCGCGGATACCAGCCTGCTGGAAAAGCTCTACGACCGTAAACGTGCAGCGCTGATTGCGGCTGAGCTTGAAAAAGCAACGACTGAGATCAACAACACTTTTAAACAGTTGGTCGATAGTATCCAATCGGCCAGCGCCGGCATTGGCAATTCGATTCTGGATATTCGCCGTCAAATGACCGGCTGGGACGAGTCTGCCTATCAAGCTGGTCAGGTCAAACAGCTGCGCGGTCAGCTCGGTACCGGCGACATCACCGCCCAAATCAAAGCCATCCAGTCCCTGCAGGGCGCCATTGTCAGCCGGTATCAGGCCGACATCAGCGCCAATAACCTGCTGATGCAACAAGCGCAAGCGGCACTCGATAGCCTGAACGCCAGCTGGGGCGAGCTGACATCATCCCTAGCCAGCGTGCGCAGCTCGATTTCGGCCGCGATTTTAGATATCCGCCGCCAGGGTAGCGGCTGGAATGAAGTCGGTTATCAGAAAGGCAATATCACAGGCCTTCGAAGCAAATTAGGTGCAGGCTCTGTTCTGGACCAAATCAACACCGTATCAGCCCTGCAGCAAGCCATTGTCGACCGCTACAACGCAGAACTGGCAGCCAATGCCCAGCTCGCAACAGCTGCACAGGCCCGCTATGAGGCGGATGTCGCAGCCCACAACGCGCTGCGTGATGCAGCGAAACAACTGTTAGCTGCAGCGGATAGTTTGCTGCTCAGCGACCTCAACCCGGCACTGATGGGCGACCAATTTACTGAGGCGCAAAAGCAGTTTAATCAGCTGTTAAACAAGGCTCGCAGTGGTGATGCGGATGCAATGCAACAATTATCCGGTGTCGGAAACAGCTATCTGGAGTTGGCGCGGGATTATTACGCGAGTGGCAGTTCGGAATACGCGGCGATTTTTGCTCAGGTGCAACAGGCCTATCGAAGCTTTGGTGGTTTAGCGAACTCTGCTGAAGCTTCAGTACCACGCGCCGTACTTGAGTATCAGCAAGCTGACAGCTTGTTACAGCAACAAAGCATCAAAGAACTGGAAGAGCTACAGCTGCTACTCGATGGCCTGGAGAAAAAGGCCGCTGAAGAAAAAGCTGCAGCAGAAGCTCTGGCCAAAGCGGAAATCGCTGCCTACCAGGCACGCCAGTTAGCGCTGCAAGAAGGTGCGATCACTGAGCTAAATGCCCTGCAGGCAATGTTGGAACAACTTGAGTCCCAGGCCGCAGCCCAGCGCGACGCAGCATTAGCCCTTGCAAAACAGCAGCTCGATGCAGCGACGTCATTACGTGACGGCATGAATGACATTATCGTCGCGATAGGCAACATGCCACCACCAGTTGTGAATGTGACAGTTCAAGTGGCTGCGCCTGCGACTCAGCAAGCATCAGCGGGAGCCGAATCGAATATGGCTGATTTGCTGCAACAGCAGTTGGCAGAGCAACGTCATGCGAGTGAACTACAAGCGCGCCAAATGTCGGCCCTGCAGGATGATCTGCAACGCACACAAGCGATGATGTATGAAATCCGGAGGCAAGCATGATGTTTGCTGACTGGATTAAAACGCCTGGTATGGACCGCTGCTATCTGGTTGAGTTTCAGGTGCGCCAGGCTGGCCAGGTGAACACTATCCGGCGTTCGACGCATCCGTACCGTTCAAGCCCAACTGATACGCCGGCATTTACCCCGTATCACGACACCGTTTTGTCGGTTGGTAGCTGGGGCCGGGAATTGACGGAGCTTTTTACCGGCTACAGTACCACTGCGCGCACCAGTATTGATTTGTTCCTGGACGAAGAGTTGCAGGCTCTTTTAGAGACGGCCAGTGTTGGCGGCCTGCCAGTGACAATCCGCTGCGGTGATGCCAGCTGGCCACTTGCACAGTTTGGCGTGGTCATCACCGCCACTGCAGAGGCTTTGAGGGCGACCAGTTACGATACCGTCCAACTGACACTTCGCGACACTTCAGAGCTGCTGCGCCGGCAGCTGCAAACCACATTAATTGCCTCTGGCCCCAATGCTGGCCAGCCAGTGCCGATTTGTTTAGGGCGCTGCTTTAACGTCAGCCCAGTGCTGCTGAACGACGCCACTAAAACCTACCAGGTGCATGACGGCGCTATCCAAGCCATTACCGCAGTGCGGGAAAACGGCGTGGCCATTCCGTACACCGCCAATCTGGCTGCAGGCACTTTTACCCTGACCAATAACGCCAAAGGTCGTGTGACCGCAGATGTCGACGGCGCAAAACCAGCTGGTACCTGGCTGCAGAACGCCGCGCAGATGATCACTTATCTGGTTGGCCGGTTTGGCCTTGCCGTGCCGGCAGGATTGGCAACGCTTCCGGCCTACCAACTTGGGCTTTACATCACTGGCGATAAAGCCCTGGCGACAGCACTGGATGACATCAGCGCCAGTGTCGGCGCTGCCTGGTATTACAGCCGGCTCGGTCAGCTGCAGTGGCTGTTTTTTAATGGCCCCGGTGCACCAGTCGCGAGCGTGACCAGTGATGACATTGAAGACAACAGTCTCTGGCCGCGCCGGCGTATTGCCCCAGCGAAAACTGTGAAAATTGGGTACCGGCGCAACTGGACACCACAGGCAGATGGCCTTGCCGGCTCTGTGCGGGAGACCACTCCAGCCGTTGCAGCGACCTACGAACAATCAGAATCCTCATTCACCGCGACCAATGCCGGCATTGATGATCCGGATGCGGTCGACGTATCTGTCAGCACGCTGATTGTGACCCTGGCAGATGCGACAACTGAAGCAAACAGACGCGCTGCATGGTCGGCGGTACCGCGCACAATTTTTGAATGCTCTGCCTTTGCAGCCCCGTTTAATCTCGATTTAGGCCAAACCGTGACCATTGAGTATCCCCAATATTTTGCTGTGCCAGGACAGGCCGTGATCACCCGGTTACGTGACGAACTACTGCAGGACACGTGCACGCTGGAGGTGATCCGGTGAGCAATATTCGCATGATGATTGTGAATCGCTGGGACGATGCCGAGCTGTCAGTGGTAACCGGTGTTGCCGTTCCAGAATTGCCACTGACTTACAGCCAGACCTATGGCCGCAGCAAAACCTGCGCAATTACCCCTGACAACGGCGTTTCGGCAGTGATGTTTAACCTCGATGCATTGACGCTGGTCAATGGCCTGGTGCTTTATCGCCACTGGCTCAGCAACGGCGCCACCTGGCGTATTGAGCTATTCGAAGGCCCAAACTGCAGCGGCAGCTTACTGTTTGATTCCGGGTTTATTGACGCCATCCCGACCAAAACGTTGGGTGAACTTGATTGGTTAGTTGACCCGCTGGTATCGAGCGCCTTTGATACCTGGCCTTTTAAATTCAGCCAACTGTGGTTTAGCGAGACGTTCGCTTTATCAGGCCGCATCACGCTGCAGGACGACAACAGCCGGGACGGGATCCACGAGTTTGACCGTGTCTATCTTGGCCAGGCGTTTCAACCATCGGTGAATTTCAGCTGGGGTACTGAATTTGCCTGGCAAACCACTGCATCACAAAAGCAATCCGCTGCAGGTTCAGTATTTGCAGCCGCGAAGCCAAAAACGCGGCAACTGGCTTTCAGTATGGAGTACGTCCCCGAGGCTGAGCGGCCGCATTTAAGCGCCGCTATCCAGCACGCCGGTTTATCGCGGGATTGGTTTATCAGCCTGTACCCCGAAGCCGGCGGTATCAAAGAAATCGAACATGCGATGGCTGCGAAGTTCACGGCGCTGCCACCTCTGACCAACACCTTTTACAACAATTACACGGCCAAATTTGTGGTCCGGGAGGCATAGATGAGCGAGCCGTTAGTAAAACCCAATGTGGTTTTTAGCGCTTCGAATAAAGGCGGCGATTATCTACAAAAGCTGCAGGCATTGGCAGCTGCCGTCGACACGGCATTTGATGCGTTTAACGACCAGTTGACCGCTGCAGAGACTGCAGAACAAATCAGGCAGGCAACCGACCTGTTACGCCAACAAACAGCTGCATTAGTTCAGCAGGCTGAACAGAACCTACAGGCGGCCTATGCCGCCATCGGCACCGCCGGGAATACCGCGACTTATGCAGTGCAGCTACAAACCACCCGGACCATTAACGGCAAGCCTTTCAACGGCACGCAAAACGTGACTATCGGGATGGCAGATATAGCAGGACTGACACAACGCATCGCAGACGTCGAATTATTAGCATTGGCAGGGATTTAACATGGCGGCATCAGTTACAAATTTCAAAACACAAGTACAAGCCCGAATTGACGCGGCAAACAACTCTTTAAGCCTCGTGGATTTGTTGCTTCTTCGAAAATCCGCTTCTGGCTTAGGTTGCAATGAGTCCAACCTGGACATGCTAATTACCAGCGCATTGGATGCGATGGACAATGCCACACCGCTAAAGGATTTGTTACTTGGCAATAAAGCGAGTGATGTAAACAACGCCACCTTCAAAAGAAAAATTCAGATCACTACGTCGCAAAACTGGATAGTACCCGATGGAGTTTATCGCCTTGAAATCTGGGCCACCGGCGCTGGTGGCGCGGGCGGCGGCGGTGCTGCTGGTACCAACTCCGCATATGGTGCGGCGGGTGGTCAATCAGGTGGCTTGGTATCGTGTTCAATCAATGTGATGCCGGGACAAATACTGCAAATAGTGATTGGCGCTGGAGGGATTGGCGTTACCGGTTCCAACGGCGGTGTCGGCGGCGACACTACAGTACGCACTAATAATTTACCTCTGCTCATTGCCTCTGGCGGGGCTGGTGGTTTTCTAAAAGACGCGGGCCAAAACACAGCAGTCGCATTTCCTGGGTTTCTCATTCAGCCAAGTGAGTTTGCTCTAGTTGGTGGCGCTGGCGGCGGCGGGAGAACATCAGCAAGCTCTCCCGCAAGTAATGGGGAACTACCAACTTTGATGTCGCCTTTTAACCTTGCCAACAAAAAAACAATCGTTGGGGGCATCGCTTCAACTGGCGGTGTTGGCGGTACGACAGTGTATCCGGGTGGAGGTGGTGGCAGCTCAATCTATGGGCCCGGTGGGAATGGTGGTAATGGCGGACCGAGTTCAAGTGATTTTAATGCAGGCAGCCCTGCGCCATCCGCAAGTTATGGGGCTGGTGGTGGTGGGGCTAGTGGAAAGATGTCTGGTTCGGTAGCTGGCGGTAATGGGGCCAATGGTATTGTGGAGATTTTTTACTAATGAGCAGATATGTCGTTTTAGATAACGAAACTGGTGCACCTGGCAAAGTCGTGAATACAGCAGTCAGCGATGCGCCAATGAGCAATGGTTGGATCCTTGAGCCGTCCGGTCTAGTGCAAATTGGGTGGCTATACACAGGTGAACAATTTCTGGCACCACGGATCTATAGCATTAAAAACAAACAAATTACGGCAAATGATGCGCCGTTGCAGCTGTTCGCGGGTAATTACTATTGCCAGCCCGGAGATACCATTCGAATGCAAGGCGATATCACTGATGTTAATGGCGATATCGTTGTCGGCATCAATATACCTACATCTTTAAAGCTGCCATTAGTAAAGCATGTGAACGGCCAACCGTTCGCAAATGAAATTTACCTCAACGTGACATTACAAAACGGCGTGATTACAGCCAGCGGCACGATTGAAAGTTCCGGTGATTGGAAAATCTTGATTGATCGCACGAACGAAGCTTTGGCTCGAATTGGAGCAGAGTTTCAGTTGGCCTCCGACAACATTACGTTTCTGGCTTAAAAGGCAAGGCAGGTATCCAAGTATGCTCCAAAAAGTACAGTTAATTTTTGCGCGGGGTCACTCTGTTGGCAGTTATGCGATCCGCGTACGCTACCAGTCACGCTGGTCCCACGTCGCCATCATCATTGGCGATGTGGTGCACGAGGCAATCTATCCAGATGGTGTGGTGAAAACGCCGCTGCAGGAATTTAAAGACCGCTATGGCGCTGGCAACTGGGAAATCGCAACTGCATACGCCGCGCCTGGCTGGCAAACTCGGGCCAATAGCTTACTTGGCCTTGAGTACGATTTCTGGGGCGCAGTTGGCATTGGGTTTGGCACTCGCAAACTGGATAACCCGGATGCGCTCTGGTGTAGCCACCATACGGCCATCATCCTTGGCACTTTACGCCAGGAACGTCTGAACCGTCTGGCGCCGGAGCATTTGTGGATG